ACGTTCATAAACGGCATGACGCGGCCCTGCAACGCGAAGCGCATCGAGTGGGTAGGCCCGGTCACCCCCGGCGACAATCTCGTGATTCAGGACATCGGCGGAAATATAATTTTCAAAGAACAGGCACCGGCCACGTTCGCCAGTGTCGTTCTCTGGCCTGGTCCTGGCAAATTCATGCTGCCCGGCAAGCAAGCCAGTTTTGCGGGCACTGGGAATCCGGGCGGCTCGTGGCAGGTTGCAACGATCAACTCGGGAAGTTTGCTCGTCTGGTACTGAGGGGGGAATTGTGGACATCGTACAGAAACGCGGCACCAAGGGCGGGCAAGGAAATTCAGCGGCAGAGTGGTCCGACATTCTGGCTCGTGCCGGGTCGTGGCAGTATGGCGACGACGCAAGGTATTCCGATGTTGAGTCCGAAAAAAAAGAGGAAGATTTAAAATTCGGCGTACCCAACGACTTCACCGGACGCGACGAAGAAGATAACGATCCTAGCAACGTCAAGGCGGGACGATGAGCGAATTCAAGCACCACGACGAACTCGTGAAAGACAATCCAGGCGGACTCGACACGCTCGAAACTCCGCACAACTTTTCCTCGAATCCCGGCTTCATGTCCACAATGGGAATGCTTGGCGCTTCGTCGCCAGCGGGCGGCGGCGTGATTCGCCCCACGTCCGCAAGGGGGTCGCTTCCCCGACCAGTCGGAAACCCGGCGCGGCCAGTCAACACCGCGCCAATCAGCAGGCCAGTCGCAAGCCCGGCCAGCCCGGTTACAGGGTTCAACGCACGATCTTAGGCCGGATACAGGCGGCGGCGCGCAAAACGATTTCACCGACAACGTGGGCGCAACGAGCATGGGGCCAGCATGAAAAATTGCAATCACAAACTCGCTAAGAGCAAGAAATTCAAAGCGAAGGGCAGCATGGTTTGCGTGAAGTGCGGCAAGGAATTCAGGCGGGTGCACTGATGGAACACCGCGACGACGGCTTGATGGTGGATTATTCGGGAACGGATTTGCAGGACACCGGGCAGCGTGTGGGCCAGTATCCGGTCGTACGCAACGCCAAGCAGGAACGCGAACTGCAAACGCTCGACCAGGAAACCAAGCTCATGCGGGCGATGAACGAAATCCGCTCCTATACGCCGAAAAGCATGACGCAGGACCAGCGCGAAAAATTTGCGATGATGTGCGAAAAGATTTTTGCAAAGCACGGATTGACAGACGCAAACTATCGCGAGTACTTTGGACACCTTGGAACGACCGATCAGTTGCACCGGTAGAACTCGTGCTCTGAAAGCAGATTATGAAAGCGATCCACCAGCCCCACACGCAGCCAGTCGTTACGAAAAAGTTTGGGCCGGATTTGTCGGGGATGGACATGCAGAACAATCCGTTCCGCGCTGCCTATCACGGTGGACACGAATTGAACGAGTCCTACAAACTTCCCGCGCCGAATGCGGCCGGAAAAAACGACTCGTACATGCACCCGGCAGCGAACAAGGGCGGCGGATCGAACACGCAGAAGCTACAAGCGAAACAGAAAATGCCCGCGGGTCCGATGAACACGGGCAAGAACACTTTCTGAGGTTTTATGGACGAACCCAGCGATCGCAAATCAGGGAGAAAAACAATGGCTCAAGTAATCGAACCCGGAAACAAGATGCCTCTCGGCAAGTCGCCCTCTCCGAATTCCACAACGGCGCGCGAGGACATGATTATCGACAAGACGCGCACGCTGGCATTTCCGAGCGATGCCATTCTGAACCTGGAAAACTTCGAGCACAAGGGCGACCGTCCAGCGGGCTTCCAGAACTCCGTCGCGGACATGGAAATGCTCTGCGGCAAAGATCTTCAGGAATCATACCGAGCAGGCTTCCCGATGTCGGCTGCGAACACCGACAAGGTGAACGACCGCTAACAAGTGTGCCAAGTAGTACCTCCGTGAGCCTTGGGGCTGGCTTGAACAACCAGCCCCGTTTTTTCAGGATGACGAATGAGTGCAGAATCGGTGCTCGGTAATGCGAAGGTCGCAAAAACCATGCGAGAGTTCAAGCACGGAAAACTCCGCAGCGGAAGCACCAAGGGCCCAAAAGTTCGAAACAAAAAGCAAGCTATCGCCATCGCTCTCAGCCAGTCCCGCCGCGCCCGCTCAAACTGAAATCTCCGCACGTGAACGTGGACAGCGCGACCTGTTTTTCCTCGCCCACGACATCCTCGGCTACAAAGATATGCTTCCTCGAGTGCACCAGCAAGTCTGCGATGTCTATGGACCAGTAGACCCGTCGAGGCCCATCGAAGCGCAAGACGAAATCAAAAATTATCTGATTCTTGACCCACGCGGCGAATTCAAAACGTCGATCTCGCTGGCGCGCTCAATCCAGAACTGGCTCAACTGGCCCGACTCCGCAACCCTGCGAATGGCTGGGAAAGAACCGCTGGTCAAGGGCATGGTGCAGGAAATTAAAGATCAGTTTTTAACGAACACAACTCTGCGCGAACTCTATCCCGAGCATGTCCCTTGGAGCCAGAAGAAAGGCGAAGAGCATGAGCCGCCGTCCGATTTCGGAACAGCTTACGGAATCACAAATCCGTCGCGCACAAAACCGCGCAAAGAGCCGACGCTTTCGATTTCGACGCTCGAATCAGTCAAAGCCTCAACGCACTATGAGTGGATCACCGGCGATGATCTTGTCCACGAAACGAATTACCAAACGCGTGAACTTCTCCAGAAAACAATCGACGCATGGGATCTCTCGCGGAACCTGCTGAATCCCCGCGGCTGCCGCGAACTTTTGGGAACGCGCTACGACTGGTCCGATTTGTACGGGCACGTCATGGAAAAAAATAAAGGCCAGTGGCGAGTGAACTGCCGGCCGATCTGGACCGACGATCTTGCATTCGCAAAAGCGAACGGGTTTTTCATTCCGGAGGACTACAAAGAAGGCGACCTGATCCACTTACACCCGGAACGCTGGAGCCTGGCCGAGCTCGCGCAGATTCAGGATGACAACGCTTTCCTGTTCAACTGCCAGCGATTAAATAATCCGGTTCCGCCGTCAGCCGACAATTTTCCGATGGTCGAATTGGTGCGGCACACGGTTAAGCGCGAGAAATATCCCGACACGGGGCTGCTCAATATCTTCATGGCATGGTTTTTCAACTTCGCCGATTCAGAAGCGGAGCCAGCCGTGGGAGTCGTGGGAGGATTCGATGCCAAGGGCCGCTTGTTTGTAATCGACATGGTTTCGGGCCACTTCAAACCCTCTCAGGTAATCGACCAGATGATTGTGCTGTGGCAGAAGTGGCCAATCTCGCGAGTCTGCTTCGAGGACAACAAAAAGCAGCGCATGATTGAGCCCGGCCTGATGTCACGGCTCCGCACGATGAGACTTTCGTTCGCAATCGATTGGGTAAAATTCGGCGGAAATCATCAGACGGACGACGACCTGATTTCACAGGTGCTTGCGCTCGAACCTCTGCTGCGTGAAAATCAGTTCTGGCTGCATGGCGAGTTGCCGCATCTAACGAATCTCTATTTGCAATTCTCGCGCTTCCCGAAGTTCAAGCTCAGGGGGATTCCTTACGCGGTTTCCCGGCTGCTGCACTACCGAGCACAGATGCAGACGATGGGAAACATGGCCGTGTACGGATCAGAGCTTTACTCTCCGGCCCTGTCGTGGAACAAAGAGGACATGGAGCTCGGCGCCGGCCTGACTGGGTAAAATTGGTGCTCTGAAACCAGATTGTGGCACTGATTAATACCCCTCTGAGCTTCAACGAAGAAATCAAGGCCGCAGACGTACCCCTGCCCCCACAACTCCCCGAAAATGATGTCGTCAAAGATCTGGTGCTGAAAGATTTGAACCGGGGCGAGTACTATTTGCTGGCCAAGGGGATGAGTGTCGAGTGGGATGCCGACGACAGGCTCTATTTGTTCCGCGTGCCGCAAGGATTCTGGGAGGGGTCCTCGGTTCCCCGCGCAAGCCTCGGCGTCCCACTGATCTACGAACACATCGAAAGCCTGATGCCCCAAGTCATGTCTGCACTTTTTGCGGACAGCCCGCCCTTTGAAGCGATCGCACGCCCGAGGGTAAAGCAGAACGCTGCCCGAGCTTCGAAGGAAATCATCACGTACCAGCTTGACCAGATGAAATTTCGCGAGGAGTTGCGGAAGTGCGCGAAGGAAATGCTGGTCTATGGAACCTGCTACATGCGGCTGGGCTGGCGCCGCTACCAGAAAACGGTGTTCAAGCGCGTGCGCAAGGGGACGCCGCAAATCCAACTCGTAAACCAGATGCCCGTGAAGAGCTATGAAAAGGGCGATGGCAAGTGGAAGATGAAGTCAGAGCAGGTTTGGGTCAATGAGCCCTACTGCGAATCAGTGCACGTGCGGTACATCATTCCGGACCCGAAGCTGCGATGTCCCGACGTCCGTAAGTCCGGATTCCTGTGTCATCGAGAGTACATGGGAGTGGAAGCGCTCGAGAAAAACTTCCGCCACATAACCGGCAACATGCTTCCACCGACAAATGTGTTGAAGAGTTATTTTGAGCAGCCCAAGGAAGCACCTGAAAGGTCGATGCTCGAAGGGCGTTCGACCACGTCGGTGATGAACACTGGCATTTCATCGCTGGATCTT